CGTCCCAGTGCATTAGTTTGTAAACAGGCTTTTTCATAGACTCAGCATCAGCTAACGCCTGGGCAGCACGGCCTAGTTTTTTCTTAGGCTTATCCGCTATCGGTGCTTCACGTGGAACATCAGCAACCGGCTCAACAGGCTCAACAGGTTCTAATTCAACCGCAACTTTTGGCACTTCCTCTTCAACGACATCAACTACGTCATGCTGATCGCCGTAATCGTCTGTAAAAGTCTTGCGCTCAGAAACAACTTCAGGCATTGCTTCGATAAACTTAGGATCAGGCTTGGCAATTCGATCCAATGGGTTTGCTGGCGCTTCAGCTACAACCTCAACGGGTTTACCAGTGGACGGGTAGTCTTGAGCTTCTTCAGCAGTGATAACGCCTTTGAGCGCGTCTGGGAAAGCGTCACGTAAAGCAAAGCCACGCGCTCGCATTGCTAACATGCGGTCTGGATACTGCGACCAGGGGCCAGATCGCCCCCATAATCGAGCTTGCTTGGCATCGGCCACGCTAAATGCTCGCTTGGTTTCTTCAACTTCGGTGCCATATTTACGCTTTGCAATACAGTATGCGGTGCGATTATCGCCTTCACCTTCAACGTACTCGGTAACACCCAAGCATCGCGGATCACTTTTAACCAGGGCTAAAGCTGCGTCACCATAAATTGACGGCTTGCCGTTGATAACTGCGATATTTTGCAGTGCTTGTAAGGGCTGAATGTTTAGCTCATAGCCCCACTGAATAGCCACTAAAATATCTTGCGGTTTGTTCTTGTATTGCGCGGGAACCATGCCAGACCCAGCGATCATTTTGCTAAACTCGATTGCTTCGGTCATGTTGCTCGGTGCCAATGTTGGTAGTTTATTGCTCATTTTTCTTACTCCAGGGGTTTGTAGGTTTGGGTGCTGCTGCGCGTTGCGATAAACGCCAGTCAGCAACTTCATTCGGTAGCAAATAAATAGTGTTACTGCCTTTCAGCTTATGTGTTCGAGGGCCATTACCCTTAACGATTGCGTGACGCAAGCTGCCTTCCGTCATATGAAGGTACTGGCAGGCGTATTTGAAACTCCAAATTTCCATTAGCCCTCCAATTCTTTAATGTTGATCGTTTTCTGACGGACTTGAGCAGCAGCTTTAGCAGGCTCTAGCTCATGCTCGCAAGCAGGGCAGTATTTAGCCGCCTTAGCCTTAAATCTACGCACTGGCCAGCTTACTTTGTAGACCTCATCGACCACGCCAACAGTGCTATTACCTAGAGCTGACATTAAGATTGCTGCTTGCTCTTGGCGTACTGCTTCGGCTTCTTTAATAGCGGCTTTCGCCTCTTGGTAAGACTCAACCGCTTCAAGCAGCTCGGTTGCTAAATTAATCGGTTCTTCACTTGGGCTATCGTAATATTCAACAAGCTCAGGAATGCTGCTAGGATCGGGTAATGTATCGTCACGCATATGTTGCTCGAATGATTCAACGCCGTCCGTTATTAATTGCTGCGTTGCCTGGTGTGCTTCGAATACATGCACAACCAAATCACGCCCGCTGTAGCAGGTTATTAAGATGCCATGCGATGCGTTATGACACATCATGCCAGCCTGCAACTGGATAGGCCCACGATATAGCGGCGGATCGTCATTGCGGCGTGGCACAGTAGTGAACTTTGCCTCAAGCACAACAGTTCCGCTCAAAATTACGCGGCCAAAGTCATTAACAACATGAATATCATTAACCTCGTCTGCTTCGATAACAAAATTCTCGGCAGTCAAAAGCCCATCGTCTGAATAGTAAAGCTCCATATCGGGGTGCTTTTTAGCAGCAAGCACGCCATTCTCAAGCCAAGTGCTAAGGGACGCAGGATCAAGCCCCAGTAAGCGCAAGCCCCGATCAAGAATGACAGGCTCTAAAGCGTTGCCGCAATCGATTGGCAGGCTGTCGAGTTCTTGACGCTCGCCGGATCTAGCATTAGCTAGAACATCGTAAGCGGTTTGATAAGGTGAAAGGCCAAGATAAGCAGGTAGCACGCTACCGCTCAGGTGGTTATCAGGTGATAATTTTGCCATTTTTAATACTCCCGTTTAAGTAATAGTAATCGTATAGCGCTATCAAGCAGAAATCAAACCCGCTTGTTTTGCTCTAATGTGGATATTTTTAACATGTTGCGCCGACCATCTAGGCCCGTTGATTAAGTCAGGAATTACAGGCCCCGCAGCGCTCTCGCGCAAGGGGACAGCCCAAGCGTTTAACTCTGCTGCTATGCTTCGGTAAGATACAATTTTGCGCGCCCGTAATCGCTCAATTTTTGGCCAAATTGCAATAGTATGCTGCAAAGCCGCATTGGAGCGCGCTTTTCCCGATGCCAGCGCGCCATTTTTTGGGGTTGGGCTGCCAAGCTTTTTCTTTTTCTTTACTTGCGCCAATGCGTCTCTCGTTCGCCTTGAGATTCTAGCGCTTTCAAATTCTGCAATCGCTGCAAGTTGCTGAATCACTAGCCGCGATACATCTGGATCGTCCAGAGCTGGCATATCAAGCGCGGCAAATTGCACGGGACTATCTAGCAGCCTACTGATGAAAGATAGGTTGCGCGCCAGCCTATCAAGTTTGGCAACCACTAATACGGCGCCAGTGTCGCGACATTCTTGAATAGCTGCCGACAGCTGCGGGCGGCAAGTCTTGCGACCGCTCTCAATCTCTGTGAATTCGCTCTGTATTTGATAGCCTTTAGACTCCGACCACTTGCCGACAGCCTCGCGCTGCGCCTCTAAGCCGTTCCCGGCCTCGCCTTGTGATTGCGTAGAAACCCGAAAATAGGCCACGATTTTCCGCGTGGCTTTGATATTTTGCATAGTTGGATTATCCTTTAAAAAGGTTAGTTGATTGCTGACTTACTCCCCCGACTGGGCGGCCACTGGTCGCCCTTTTTTACGGGCAAAAAAAAGCCCCACCAATAGGCAGGGCAATACAGAGGGCCAATCAATCATCAAAAATAGTGTCAAGATATTCATCTTTATCGCCCTCAACAAAAGGCACTGACGCTAGAAAGTAGTTTAAGCGATTGACGTGGTGGTACCCTTGAATCAAATAAGTATTACCATCATCGCCCTCGACTAGCGTCCAAATTAATGAATCTGGCGCGCTTGTAACTCTACCCAGATCGGCCCCGTAGGTTTCAAAAGCATAAGATTCGCCGTTTTTTACGGGCTTATACTTTTCTTCCCATTCAAAATATTCCTCTTCCATAGCTATGCCACCTCCGATTCGTAATAACGCTCTGCAAGCTCTTGTATCGCTCGTTCGCCCTCAATGTAAGCGTACATGTTGACAATAGCCTCAGGATCGCTGAAATCCGTCGTGAATTCGCCAAAAATCTCATGCTCCCAGCTGCCTATCAGTGCAGCGACTTCGAAAACACAGTCTCCGAGCCATTGCTCGGCTTTCCAAGTGCCGATGATGTAGTAATCGGTATTAAACACATCGTGATGAAGCTCTGACCAATCTTTAACGCCGCTGATGTACTCCGCACGCTCATAAATTGTTAGCTCGTCCCAACGATCTGCTAAATGATCGCGAACGTCTGCTTGAAGTTGCTCTATTGCTTGATTTCTCATTTTTAATACTCCCTTAATTGATATTTAAAATTCGGTGTCTAATATCTTTAAAATAAGATCCCTATCTTTTAACTTAATAGCTTCTACTAAATTAGTATTTTCTAATGCGATAGATTCATCTATAAGTTTAGACTGACATTGATACACAAATTCTTGATAAGTCATATTTTTAATACTCCCTTAATTAATTTTAATTAGTAGCCAAGCCACTCAAAAACAACAACAGCCGGAATCATGCCATCTCTGCACAAAGATAGTTGAAGCTCACCCCAAAAGTCGTAAGAGTCGACATCGTGCTGTTCTAAGACGCTGTTCACTTCTTTTAGTGTGAAATACTGATCTTGGTAATATTCGATAGTAGTCATTTATAACGCTCCCATCACCCAGATCATATTGATGACGACCAAGCCGGTGCTGACGATTGCAGTGCCGGCCCAGAATACATAAGCCAG